TTAGTACAAGATGGCACAAATCTTCTTGAAATGATTTTCCAAATTTTGAAAAACTAACTGTGACTTCCATTTTCTCTCTTCTTGTTGTGTGTATTAGGTACTTAGGTTTTGTTTTTTTGTTTATTCCGAAAAGGAAGTAATAATATCATTAAATTTTTGTTCCAAGTCTTGCATATTGACGGTTAAGACTCCGTCTTTTATCATCAATTTCCGCATTTCGGTTTGGTTGTAGTGTGGCGCATATTCTTCAAAGGTTTCGTCGATTCTGCTTTTACACTGGACTGACATCTGCGGAGAGGAAAGCTGCATGATGTTATAGTTCTCTTCTATGATTCTTTCAGAGTCCAAAACACTGCTGTATACCTTTTGCTTGTTTTCCTCTTTCTTACACTCGTGTAGGATATCATCAATAAAGCAATCATTATCCTCCTTGAGGAAAGAAAACCGCTTGGCGACTGTACCAAGACCAACACGAGGCACACCAGCAAGGTTGTCGCTTGGGTCTCCAGCCATGGCGCGCGCCAAAGCGAAGTTTCTAGGGTGGATACCAAACTTCTCGATTACAGTATTAGTGTTCAATACCTCTTTCTGAATTGGTCTGAATAGCAGGGTTTTGTTATCTAGCAGTTGAATAAAATCCTTGTCAGCAGATACAATAACCTTTTGCCAGTCCTCAAACATCGAAGAAGACTTGATATATGAGATTACATCGTCTGCTTCTACTTCTGGTTCCATGAATTGGACCATTGGTGTTTGGTTCAGGTATTCAATGACCCGTAGCTGCTGCCAGAGCTTGTTGTTGTCTGTATCTTGGGCTGTCATCTCATCAGAGTTCCAATTGACCCTAAGGGGTTTTCTACCCGCCTTGTAATTTTTGTTCATGGCTCTGCGTTTCTTAGAGCCGCCCTTACCATCCCATACCACAACAATCATATCAGGGTCGATTTCCCTGGTAATTTTATTCATGATATTTATAAATGTCCTCATGCCGCCAATAGGCTGACCATTAGGGTTCTTGCTTGGGTCTACAATATAGCCTCTGATAAACTGATTGAATGCGTCGACAATCATTACTCTCTTCATTTTCTTCTCCAAAAAAAAGCCCGGCTTAGAGCCGGGCAGGGTGTGGGTGCTAATCGACTTCTACCGGGGGGTCTTCCGTATCATAGAAGTCATCAGCTTTGCCTTCTCTATTCTTGAATTTCATAATAACATCTTCGTCCATAATTGTCAAGACACTTGTTCTAAAGTCTTCCTTCTGAAGTTTTTCAGTCCACATCTTGCGTTGGAACTTCTCTTCCGAGCCGTCATTTTTCACAAGCGTAAACCAGGCCCCGGATTGCTTAAGTCTCTCGGATACCTGAATGGCGTCGAACCAACTTTCCTCATCTTGGACACCGATATCCTCGTCACCCCAAAGAATCTTGAAGTTACAGGTTCTGCCGGCAGTGCCGAAGCGAGACTTTTCAAGCTTCACCTTAACTTCAGAGCCAACGCGGTAGCCGTTATCATCCGTAATAAAGGATGCTTTTGCTTTTCTAGCCGTGAGCCAAACTCGAAGAGAATAAGCATAGGACATAGCTTTGCCTCCCGGTGTGAAATAGGGGGTTGTCATTGCTTCTGCTGGGGTCCTCGCCGCCATGTTAGTCTTTAATTGATTAAGAACCAGCAACGTCGCATTTGCATCAGCAATAGGAATGGTCAGCTTAGCCATCCCTTTTGACAGAATCCTTGGCTTTACAGCCATTGATGACTGGGGGTTGAAATCACCCTCCACATCGGAAATTGAAGGTGTCAAGGCTAACGAATCCCAAATGAATAGCCATTTATTGCCCGTCCCCAATAATTCTTCAATCGTCTCCAGAACAAATTCTACGGATTCCGCCTGAACATACATAAGTCTTTCCAAGTCGCAGCCGGCGCGCTCGAGAAAACTTGGGTCAAGGGCCGACTCAGAATCAAAGTAAACCACATCAATGCCCATTTTTTGGGCATTTCCAGCCACCTGTGCTGCCATAAACGACTTGCCTGTCGCTTCTAGGCCTGCAATCTCTGAAATTTTACCAACTGGAATACCTGCGAGTTTACCCTTGCAAATGATTGAGTCAAGCCACCTTGAGCCCGTGGGAATCCACTCGTTCACCTCTGTTGGGTTATTGTTTTGTAACGAATGGGCAACCTCTCGGCCTGCTTTTTTATTGATAATACTTCTAACTGAAGCGATGTCGAGAGAGCCTTTTTTTAGTTTTGCAATTTTTGACTTAGCCAAAATATTTTCTCCCCTAAGTGTTTAATAGGTCGTTAAAAGCAGCCTCGACTGCTGAGGTTTCAGAATTTTCTGTTCCGTACTTTTCAACCTCTGAGTTTCCCTCTCCTGAGCAGAGAAATTGGTCTAAAATGCTTTGCACCTCTTCGGTTGTTTTTCTTTCAAAAATTTCATCAAAGTTTGGGATAGTCTCTAACAGTTCTGCGCATCGCTCGTCTCCGCCGACTACATCGTCGCAAAGAACTGTTTTTCTCGGTCGGGGTCGAATGTCTGTTCGTGGAAAGCTTGCGCCGGGCAACTTACCATACATTAGCTTCAAATCGTTTCCAGTTTCCGGGTCGGTGATGTCCCCATAATCTGGGTCCAGAACGATAGTGAGTAACTTCTCATATGCCATCTTGCCATATCCCCAAACCTTAATGCCCTCAGACTCCTCACCTCGCACTAAGACAGGCGAGAAGAAGCGCTGCTTTGCAAACAAGTCTTTCGCCTGCTTTTTGCTATCTTCGGTACCCTCGTTCCAAAGTTTGTTTGCGAAATCACAAACAGGACAGTTATCACCAAAGTTTCTCTTTGGGCACAAAAAGCTTCGTGCATCCCCCACGTTATAGTGGAAGTACCTCTCCTTAAAGGGGTCTCCATCCGGGGTAGAAACAATTCGAATATTGCTTTCGCCGTCCTCTGGGCGCCAAAAATTATTTCTCTTTCCGTCACCCTTTCCATTAAGCTTATCAAGCTTTGCCTTCATTGCGTCTAAATTAAGTGCCATATTTATATCCTCCTATGGTCGTGTTGTTTTTTTGCACCTTGGCTATAGCAGGTCGGCAAATATCCCGACCAACTTTAATAATCATACTATAAAATTAGTTTTCTGTCAATAGATAATTTTGAATTTTTGGCGAATGATATTCTACATAGACATAGTCTGACTCGTACTTTGTCGGGTAAATACCGAAATACACTTTCATGTTGTCTGAAATTTTACTTTTAATGTTTTCAGTCAATTCTCTTAATAAATTCCCTTCAGACTTTAGTTTTTGCTCATTTATACCAAAATAGTATATCACCTCCGTTCCCTGCTTGAAAGGAAAAAACACTTTGTCTTCACACTGCAGGTTGCTAATCCCGATAGTCTTTATCCTTGATGATTCTTTTATCTTAGAAAAAGTTGAAAAAATTGGTTTTGTGTTTTTGAAGACCTCAATCATGTGATAAGAATCGCAAAAAATATCATTAATTTGTTCAAAGTATTCGAATACGTTTATGGACTCAACCAAGCTTTCCACAGCCCGATTTGAAACTAGCGTGATTTCTTCGAACAGCCCAGAGCGCGCATATTCTTGAAGCACGTTTTTAACTGTTCTCTCTTGCAATTTTTGCTGCTCTGAGCATAACTCTGTGTCTGGTTCAAAATAGACTACTTTAATATTTATTGATTTTTTATAAAAATACTCTAATAATCTAAGAGCCATGGCACTGGTTTTTGATGCTCCGCAAACAAAGAGTGTCACTTCCTTTTTGATGTGTTTCAAGAAATTAATTTTAGATATATTCTCAAAAGACTCATACTCTTCAGGGTCTGTGTATTCTGGGATAATGTAAGAATTTTTTGACTTGCTTCCTGAATTTTTTACACTATATAAAGCATAGTTGCCGTATTTTTCCAGCGAAGAAGCAATTGCATCTGCAGCATTTCCAAGTGTCAAGATATTTTTCAAATTTTCACCCTTCTCATTTCTCCGTAATTCTTACCGATACTGACTGTTGAAAGAAACTCTCCAAACATATTTTTCTCAAACTCCTTCTTCAAAGGAGCAACCAAGTGATGTTCACTTTGTGCAAAATCCAGCACCACAGAGTCATGCATAGTAAAGGCAACAAAGCTCTTCTTTCCTCTCAATAGGTTCATTATATTATAACAGCTATTTAAGACTATATCACTAGTTGTAGATTGTGTCAAGTAGTTTAGAGCCCTTCTTTCGTCAGTCTCTAGCTTTCTTCCAAAGGGAGTCTTTATCCGTCCGTTTTCATAATGCTTTTCATAAGCGCGCTTGTCATAGAACTTTTCTAGGTTTTTATCCTTTGCTTCTGGGTTATAAAGCCACGCAAAAAATTTTGCTTTTACTTCTTTTCTTGATTTTGAGCTTTGCTTTATGATTTCTCTGTTAAATTCATGAATATCATAATTCGGTTGTGGTTGACCTGAGAGAGAAAGCAGAGTTCTTACCTCTGCCCCATTTAGGTCTATTTCCAAAAAAACATCGTTTTTAGGAAGAAGATTTTTCCTTTCTTCTTTTGAAATATTTAAAATAGGAAAGGAACCCCTTTTAGTCGCAAGGCGACCAGTGGAAGAAGAGAAAATATCATACTTTATCTTTCTTTCAGAATCAGAAAAAGTTATTTTTTGCCTTGCTATCTCTTGGGTTATTACGTGTATTTTGTGCAAAATATCATAATGACTAGGGGCTGATAGTCTCTTGGCAGATTCTCTAATTATATCTTCTCTACAAGAAAACCACTTACTCATCATGTGGTCAGGCAACAAGTCAAAAAAGCAACCTTTGCGAATGTCTACTTTTGCCGTGACTGCGGCTAGTTTTTGGGCTTTTATCATCTGCTCGTAAGACCTAATCTGATTAAGTTGGTCTGCTGACGCGGACGATAGGGTTTCAAATCTCCCATTATCGGAATAGAGAGATAAAAAAACTATATTCTTTTCATATTCTGCAAAAACTGGTGAGTACGTCCAAGAATAGCTGGTCTCTTGCAGACTTTGGTCGATGGTGTCTCTATCAAAAATAAAGCGATTTTTAAAAAAGGCGCCATGGCAATTATTTTCAAAATCTAGTGTCTGTATAATCATTCTCTTAGTTTACAACAAAATAAGCTGAAAGTCAAGAAATAATCATCTTAAAAATTTCAACACATATTTGTCCAATTTTGCCATACGCCTGCTCTACTCCGTAGAGCTCGTGAGCTAGCTCAACTTGCTTGAAAGTTATATCTAAGTTTATCTGGTCAAGTACTCCAAACTCTAAAAGCCTAATCTTTAACAGCATTTTAAGCATCCGCAGCTCTGACACTGGGTCAGAAAAAAAACTCATTCTCCAGTTGTTGCTCGCAGAAAGAGGGTCTGAAAGGAACAATTGGTTATAAGTGCGCATCAAAAAATCCTGAATGTCATAAAGGTCGTCGTTTTGCGAGTTATCTCTGTAAATTGAATCCAATACTTCATGAGAGTTAAAAGAACTGTGGTTTTCACTAATCTCATAGTCTACTGTTTCGTGCCTTATTAGGGTCTTGACTATCTCACTTTCTAAGTCCGCATACAGTCTCCAGGGAATATTTTTATCAACCATAAACCCGGCGGCATGGGCATATTCACAGTAGCATCTAAAGTCTTCACTCTGCACCATTCTTCCTTTGATTTCATCGTCATCAAAATCCTCTCCGGCTAAATCAAGCACTAGTCCGGTTGTATAAACTGTGTTTTTGTCCGATAAGAGAAACCCTGACCTTGACACAGGTATATCCTCAAGGGTCCGCTCCATTAAAAACTCTACAGAGTTTAAAAAATCTAAAAAATTAGGATTAACCATGCCGGACTGCTCTAGCTCATTTGCATAGTGAATAATCATGTTTTTCTGGTGGGCCTCGTAAGCTTCTTCAAAATCCTGATAGGAATGCACAGGGTTGATTCCCAGGAGACCTTCGGGAAAGTTTCTGGTTGAGGCCGATATGCGCTCCAGATAATCTTCTCTAAAGAGAGAGAAAGCTCTTTCAACAAAATTTATAGCTCGCAATGACGAAGGGTTGTCAGGTATATCATTCAAAATAGAATCTTCAGACAAAAAATATACCGGTTCGAACCGGTGATTTAAAAATCCATAGTAATGGCTCTCATAAAGTGTATCAATTTGGCCCGGAATGCTGATGAGCCTTTTATACTTTTCTCTCTCTGAGAACTCTGTTCTCAAGTTAGACGTCTGGCCCCCTCTGAATACTATTCTTACTGTCATTAGGTTTTTCCTTTCCCTTTCGGTGGCGTGTATTCCGTTGCAGTAGCCCCTCTAGAGGTATCATCCCTTGCTATTGTTCTAGGGTTGGTTCCTATTTCTTTTTCTCTTGCGAGGCGCTCGATAGACTTATCACTTTCTTTTGTGATAGCTGACGAGGAAACACCACCGCTGGAGTCTATCCTTACGACCCTGATGCCGGTAGGCGTACTGACTTCATATTTGACTGAGCCGTCTGAATTTGATGTTCGACTGATTACTCCCGAAATATTTGAGGCTAAACTGTCATCATTTGGATTCATTAGATAATCATTAGCTAACGCGTCGGCAGTGGCAACAGAGAGAACTCGGGAGCCGCTTGAGTCCCTTATGTTTTCCAAGCCTGTCCTAGTTACGCTTGACTGTGCGCTGCGTAAGCGCGGGGATGGAGTTGAAGAAATCTGGGCAACAGAATCTGGCGTAGCACTTAAAACCTGAGAAGGCGTTTCTCCCAAAACAGAATCTGCGACTGGAACAGCGCTGGTTAAACCTCCGGAAGCTCTGGCATGGTCACCAAACGTACATTCAAGAACAGTTTCAGCTGCACCGTTGGTTATTGTAGTTACAACTCTTAATATGGTGTAGTATCCCCCAAGGCCCAGACGGTAAGAAGGCGAAGCTTTATCCGAGGGGCTGCCAAACCCTATACTACTTGGGTTCACGAATATTCTTGCCCCAGGCACGAACAAATTGTTTCCAAACATTGTTATAGTCGCGTTATATGGCACCTTTAGTTCATCATATAGTCCAACCTGATTAGTCATAAGCTGTTCTCTTGCGTATGGCACGTCAAAGCGACTAAAATTAATTTCTTTTATTAGTCCCCTGTTTTTACCTATAAGGAAATGATATATACCCGCTTTTATGTCTTCCCACTGGAGGCCTCGACGTCCTGAGCTGTTTTGCTTATCGGGACTCTGATAAATAAACAAGTAATCACATTCATCATCGATTCTTAATGGCTCTTTATCCCTTAATGGTGCTGGCATTTTCTCTATATTTACCTTCACATTATTGCTTATCTCTCCCCTGAGGTGGGTTGCTGAAAAGGTCGAAGAAGTAAAGACAGGCCTGGTTTTAAGTATTCTAGGTGCAATGTCAGAAGTGGCCCAATAAGACTCTCCGAACGCCTTGGGAAGAAGTTCTTGATGGCAATCTTTTAAAAACTCACTAAGAGTGTAGGTGCTTCTATCTTTTGTGTATATCTTATCATACATATACTTTTGGTACAATTCAAGAGATATTGGAACGTCAGCAATGTTTACTGTTGTGGCACCCACGTCTCCGTTGGGGCCGCCGCCTTCGGGCTTGACATACTTATAAGTTACGTTTGATAGCATAACTCTATACCTAGTTAAATTTAACCTGCTTTCTTCCAAAACTTTTATTATTTTATCTCTTTCTTTCTGTGTTTTCTTTTTAAGCTTTTCGTAAAAATGGTGTTCAATTGTAAGATGTGTAGGCAAATTATTTCCTGCTGCGGCCCTTCTCACTATCTCTATAGACTCGTTAAGAGTCTGAACATATCTTTCAAAAAAGCTTTCTACTAAATCACCAAAAAATATATAATGAATCTCTCTTTTAGAGTTGTCGAAAGCGTTTAGGCGTTCCTGAAGAGTTTTTCCCTGCTTCAGCAGTCTGATTGTTTGTTCGGCTGTTTTTGTAGGTGTCTTCTTGGCTCTTTTTATTTCGGTCGTAGTCAAAGTCGACCAGTTTTTCATGTATAGGAGCTGTTCTTTCGTTAGGTGAAATGTACTGAATTTTTCCATCTCTTTTGGAGATACAGTTACTGATAACAATTTGCCTCTAGACTCTGCATATGCTAGTATTGCGCCGGCCTCTGATGCTTTTGCCGACTGCGTTCTCTGTAGTTCTGCTTCAGACTCTGCGGATGCATTGCTTGGAACTTGACTAGGCGAAGACTCCTTTTTACTATCGTCTGCTAAGGTTCTAATGTCTGCTTCTCTTATTACCTCTTCAACAGAGGAGACTACACTGTATATGCTGCTTCTTATTGTGTTCACCCTAGCAGTATAATCTATAGAGATAGTTGCAGTGCCGTCTTGGTTAACATTTATAGAATGATTGAATACATTCATTCTCAGCGTCTGGCGGGTTGCTATAATTTCATCAATTTCTTCTTGTGTAAAAATATCCCTTCTATCATCGGATATCGTATAACCTAAAGTTGCCTCTATCTCTATGGGTCTGGCTAGCTCATTGCCAGTCACTGGTACACCCCCCACAGAGGATTTCGTATTTGTCTGGCCTGCAATGGACAAAGTAAACAAATCTGCCAGGGGCGCATAGCCTGGAGGGGGGTTGAAAATATTATCTAGCTGGTCTACAAAAATTTCTAAATTTGCAGTTAAATATTTCGGTGCAGTGAAGGGGTCTGTGCCTTCTGTCTTTACAGAAAAGGTGCGGACACCCACAGCGCCGGCAGTTTTGCCCTTGGCGCTTGCTGCTCTGTATTCTGAATTAAAATCGGAAGTTATTGGCAGATAAAAAGGCTGGAACCGACCAGTTCCGCCAAAAACCTTCCTAAATCTCAGCTCTGGGACGAGTGCCGTAATTTTCTGAGTTTCCAAATTAAATAAATGCGGATATATCGCGGGCTTTCCAGAGCGCTTGGGCGTGGCGGCGATAGAAATAAGATTTTCAGGTGTGTACTTTCCTAACAGCTTATGAACTTTGGTCTTCTTTCCCCGAGGGTCGACTTTCGAAGACTTAATTGCATCAGGCTGGTGAGACAGCAAATATATCAGCATCGCTTGGGGGTGAAAGCTGTTTAAGGTTGGCTTTGGTCTTTTAGTTAAAGTCAATTTGCATCTTACCTTTCACGAGTGGCTATAGAGAGCATCTTGTCGACAGGGAAGGGTATGTACACAGTATCCCCGATTTTAAAGTGTAAATCTGTTGGCTTTTTATTATACCAAGCTATAACCCACCAATAATCTGGATTTCCATAGTATTTATCTGCCAATTTATACAGCTTTGTCCCTATCTCGAAAACTTCTCTTTTCTCAAACAGCCCGTCCAGCCTATCCTCTTCTGTTATAGCATTGTATGGCATTTTTGTTAAGATTTTCACTTTTTCAACAAATCTTCTATCGTGTATGCTTTCTCTCATCTTAGAATCATTTATAACTATGTCTCTATAGTCGTTCCTATTTGGCATTTCAGGGCTTCTCCTTTTTTGTCACTATCTTCCATTCAATAAATCGTCCGCGGTGGTGGGCGAGACGGTGGTCGCGGGTCCAGTTCTGCGATTATTTGTGTCCGAGCCGTATGGAAATCTATCTGTTATAAAGTTTTTATCTGCACTACTCCAACCAAGCTCCTGTTCGTGCTGTGGTGTGAAGTTAAGGTCTATGTTAAACTCTTTTGGGTATAAGTTTCCGCTTTTCTCATCAAAAAAGCCCATTTCCTTGTTCGGATTAAGAGATACGCCGTCGATGCAGCCCAAAAGTCCACCGCCAAGTGGTGTAGTTATGAAATTTACAAATTTTATCCTCACAAGTGGTGGGCCCTGGATTGTTCTTCCAGAATTAAATCCTTTGGCTAATTTTTCACTGTATACAGGATACAGCATTTTTGTTAAAATTGCAAATTTATCAAGATTCTCTTTTGCCGACCTAAAATTTGGAGATAAGACCGAAAATCCAATCTTTATCGTTCGGGCGGTCGCAGAGTATGGTTTAACTGGGTCGTTTCTTCCATAAATTTGCTCGGTTCCCCACGTAACTGAGTAGCTATCTTGAAAATCCGTGAGAAATGCTGGAAATTCAACCACTGATGCAGTTGCTACATGGGTTATTCTTATAATTTGATTTTTAGCTTTTGCTATTTTTCCAAAGTCTGTGTAAGACATAAAATATGCTCTCCCATATATGTATTATATTAAGCGCCCATCAAATTCATTTTTAGTTCCGTGTCGGCGCCAAATAGACTGCGATGCCGAGTTTTGCCCATGCTGGCGAGCTTGCTGAGGAAATTTTCAGTAGCCTCCTTATCAAGTTCAACGCTAACCTTAGTCGCTTTTACCTTTGTTTCGCCCTGAGCCACAAATGTAGGGCTTCTTGTTATAACTTTGGCCTGTGGTCCAATATCACTGGTGGGGCGCGGCGGCTGCTTGACCGGCGTTGGGTTGTTTCTTCCTGTTGGTGCTGGCATGCCCGGGCGTGGGACGATGACCGACTCTCGAAGAAACGCGCGCGACAATTTGGCGGCGCCGCCGACCGCGACGGGCGACAATACTTTTTTAATACCGCCACCCACCGCGTCCTTGATTCTCTCGAAAGTGCCCCCAGAGACCTTATTCCCATCTTTATCTTCCCCGGTGAAGATGCCCGCGACGTCTTCAGCCACGCCCGGGCCACTGATGGTCGCCAAGAAAGCGCCGGACTTATCTAAACTCAATTGTAGTTTTTGGCCGTAGTCTATTCCAAGACGCGGGTCCATCCCCAAGTCCTGAAACTGCTGATTTTCTCCAAACCTTCTCCCTTCCAGAAACCCGACGGCTGAGCGAGTGGCTTCTGATGTTCTCCCTCTTGCAACTCGAACTAACTCCTCCAAAGGATACCGAAAAGAGCGCAGACTTTTTTCTAAATCCTCAAAAGCATCTCGGGTTTGCATTACCGCTTCGTTAGCCTTCTTTTGTTCAAATTGAGCCATGTCTTGTCTGTTTACTTTATCCATACCTACACCGCCGGCCTTGAGCTGGCCAGTGCGGAGGAACCTACGTGCCTCCTCTGGTGTCATGTTTAAAGTGGATGCCACTGCTTTTAATTCGAATTTTCCAATGTTTTCCAGGCGACCGCCCATTCTGGCCTGCAGTTGTTCCCTAACTCTTTTTGCGCGGGTTGCCTCGTCCATGGATAACAGCTCTACACTATTGAAAACAGAGTCTCCTAGTATTTGATTTAACCTTCCGGCCATTTGGGCAGAGCCCTCAAAAGTATCCAAAGAATCGCCAAAAGAACCAGCAAGCTTGCTAAAGTCCAAGCCTGTTTGTCGCGACATCTTCGAAAGCTTCGCAAAATTTTCCATTATCTTTCCGGCGCTGTAAGCAAAGTTCTTTTGCGCATATTCAAAATTTGCGGTTAATTCTTGTGGCGCAATTGCTAAGTTTTGCTGCAAAGTTACCAACTGGTTGGACATTTGGTTTATTTGTTCTGAGCCTGCATTGAACGCGAAGACGCTACTATCTACAACCCTCCCGAAGCTAGCCATATCGTAGCCTGCTGCGGCGAGTTTTGTGCTAATATCAGTCAAACCGGACCTAAATTGTTTAGAAACAAGGCCGAAACCCTTAAAATCTTTTTTGAGTCCCGATAGAGCCAGTTGAGCTGCCTCTAAATTTCCGGTAAGTCGGAGGCTGGTCTCGATGGCCGAATCTATTTCAGAGCTAAAGTCTTGGAACTGCCTTGTATATCCTGCCTTAGTGAACTCTTCTAGTTCTGCCCTGTATAATCTTGCGGACTCTGTCACTCTTTGGTAGGTATCAAGATTTTTATCTAAACCAAAAGTTATTTTGGTTAATTCTTTAAGCATTTCATCGACGCCCTTGATTACAGGCGCTGAGACTGCGCCGGCGACGGCTTCGGTTTTGCCGCTGCCGGGCTTTTCAACAATCTTTTTAGCTAGCTTTTTAGCGGCGGCCTTCTCCATGCCGGCATCAATAAGTGCTTTTTCGATTTCCCTCTGATTCATTTATCTTTAGCCTCCGTAAAACAAAAGAGTAATTGCTCCAGTATACTTTATAATTAGGCGAGAAACTATATATTTTAAAAGTTTTAACTATTCTGGTCTTGGTAGTGTTTTGCGATTCTGTTTAAAAACCACTTTCTTAGACCAACTGGTAAGTTGTAGGATTCGGTAAAAGAAAATTCACCAAATTTCATAAGAGAAAAAATCTCCTCATAAACGACCTGTTCTTGGTACTCTTCACTCAGCCCAAAACCAGCCCAATGAAAAGGGCACCTCCTTTTCCGCTATAGCGTGACAAGATGGGCATTCTACTGTTTGTTTTGTTTCCATTGATGGCATGACTTTGTTATGTATCGACCTTATTTTCCTGACATCTCTAGCGGGTAAAACTTCTGCAAGTTTGTTTAAGTTCGTTAGGTCTACAATGCCGGCGGCTTCAACTAGAACCATTCGAATAAACTCCACACTATCAATAAAAGGCAATCCAAGCTTTTCTTTTTGCTTTTTTGCCTGGTCTAGAGTCAACAAGTCTCTTGGTGAAAGAAGCCTTATCTTAACAGGTAGTCCTGTAATTGGAAGTTTGAAAGAAAAGGTGTTGCTCTGCTCTGAGTACTCCCACTCCTCCGATGTCGAAGGCTTGGTCGATGCGTTCTTGTTATCTTCTAAAATCTTTGATAAGCTCGCTTTAAAGTCCACAACTTCATCACAAGAATCGCAAGAAGTCGTGAATTCAACTTCGTCCCCGTACCCGGTTTTTCGGGCAGACATTAATATAGCCATCTTGTCGCATTCTAAAAAATCTTTTGCTTTTGCATCAGTCCCAATGATTATTGAATCTATAAGCTTATCAAAAACAGTGCCCTGCTCAACATAACTTCTATTTGTAAGTATATCTTCCTCAACTGCAGTGAGAGCTTTGACTTCTATAGACTCTACGCCATGTAGTGGGCTCTCTTCGTTATAAAGAAGCCCGCAACTAGGCAAAAAAACAGTCTCTGTCGACACAACAAAAGACAACCCAAATGGGTTTTGTTCTACAAAATTTGGCGGTATTCCAGGATTCGACGGTGCAGGCGCCTGGGGGGCCTGAGTTTTGACTTCTTGCGCTGAAGTTCTTTTTGAATTTCTTGACATATATCCTCTTTTAACTAAAAACTAAAATTATAAACTAAATGTGCCGGAGACTTTATAATCCGCCTCAGCCATCATTATCCCCACCATAGTTACCTGGTCTCACCGTGGACGGGAATTCGGCCCGAGCGTCGGCTTGGGCGTTGACGTTCCAAATGCGTCCAGCAGGGCCCCCAGTGCTTGGAATCGCATCTGCAGCGGCTAGCGGGACGAGCTCTTCAATATAAGCAAAATCGTACTTTAAGTTGATTGTGATGTTCAGCAATTCATCACTTCCATAATCCAGGTCCCCAAAATCAACACTCGTTATTAGTGGATTTTTAAGAACCCAAGTTTCCAAAGCCTTTGTAGGGTCGCCATCTGCCCCGAGTTGCTTTATCTTTATTTCGCCTCCCAGTGCATCAACCATACCTTCTTTGGAAATTGTTCTTGCTGTGGCTTCAGCATAGTTTGTTGGTATAACATATCCAGAATTTTCCAATATTCGATACAAGCTCATTGTTGAGTCCGGTGCGACAGGGTCGACAATAGTAATGCTAACGTCCTGCCATGTTACGCGGCCGGGATAGTTGAATTCATAGTTTAAATACTGGTGTGGTGTTGTTGCCACGTCATAGCTTGGCTTTTTCACGCTTTTTACAACAAACTGCGGACATCCAGTCCAGAAAAGAAGCCATCTAAACTGCCTCTTTGGTTCTACTGATTTTTGACTCCAAAATGCCATTATTTTATGTCTCCCTATTAATATATAGATTATATTAAAATATTTTATTTATTAATCGCTGTATCCTGCCCCAGTTCTTGTTATAACAAAATCAATTGCAATGAACTCAATCGAGCGCGCTGGCTTGAGGAATATCTTAGCATACATTATGTTTCTGTCAATAAGGTCAGGGGTGGTAGTTGTGCCGTCAAGGACAACCTTAAAATCTGTTAAGCCAAACTCCGTTTTAACATCTTCCAAGAACGGTACCACCTGTCCGGTAAATCGCGCCCAGGTTGCTGGAACATTCTGGTCAAACAAAAGTTGACTCGAAATTCTTGAAATCCTCTTTTTAACAAAAATTAACATTCTTCTTACATTAATTCTATCTAAAGCTGACTGTGTCAACTGTAAGGTCTTTTGACCGAAAATGACTAACCCTTCCGACACAAACGAAGCAATAGGATTAATATTAGCCTCATAAAGAACATCTCGGTCTCTTGATAGCAAGTGTTCTGAAACTCCTTCGACTGTCAAGCCCACAACTTCGTTAGTTAAGCCGCCCCTTGTAAAGCCGGCTGGGGCGAACCATGGCTTCTTTGTGGCGTCAGTATATGCCATTGCTCCAAGGGCAATAACTGATGGCGGAAGCCATACAGCTGGTCCGTTATTCGGGTCTCTAACTTTAACCCATGGGTAATATGCACACCCATAACTTGAGTTTATTTGTCTTTCAGTGAGGGCAATGGCCGCTTTTCTAGCACTGGATTGGTCAACTCGGTCCTTGAAACTAGTACACTCTTCTTGTGCTGGCGGTATATAGACATTTGGAAGGTCTATAATTGCTAAAGAATCCGCTCTTGCTTCGCAAACCCTAACAAGTCTCTCTGTGAGCGTCTTGTTGGTTATACCTGGCATTAGTGCCAGCTGATGTTCGACAATTTCTGGGTCGGATATCATATCGATTGCTCTCTCAACGCTAGCGTATGCATAGCTTGATTGGGCTGTGGCGTCGGGCCCGAGAGCGTCGGCACTCATGTTGAATGGGTCCATTTCCGTAATGTCCACTCCGTCAAAGCCTCCGCACATTGGGATTCTAAAGCTATTAACTAGGTCTGTGAGCGACGTTGGAGAGCCCTGGTCGAGCGAGGTATATGCTTGGCCCGGGCGGACACCGCCAGCAAAATTAACTATGGCTAGTTTTCCATTTGCATCGTCTGTTTCCGTAAAGTTTCCGTTTCCGCCGGCGTTATTTCCTGACGTGCCTCTTGTTTTTTGCGTAATAGTAACAACGTTATTTACAGCCGTTGCAGTGATACCGATAGCTGCTTGAACTGGATTTGTGCCAATTACAGTTGCTATTTTTGCAGCGACGGCGTTGGCCGCGGCCTGGCGCTCGGCTGCGTCGGCACTATTAAGACCGGCTTGCTCTGCAGCAACACCAACTATAAATCGGTCACCAGGGTTCGTACTGCCGTCGACAGTGTTTATAGCTGTCTTAAAAATAAACGACTTTGTAGTTCCAGCAGCATCAGTTATGTCAAAACGACTGTCACTAGACATTGACGCACGATTTGTGTTGATTGTTAAAGTAGCAGTTGCAGCTGGTGAAAGATGAGAATCTTCTCTGTGGTATACTGCAGTTCGGTCGGGCCATTCGACCAGGTTTACAGCTGGTACGGCTGATGAGCCCGTAACGACTATTTGGTCCAAACTAAAAACATATGAATGTTTTGTATTTGCATCTGCTATGCCATTACCCTGAGGAGTCAGGAAATCACTTTCTGGCATTCTTCTATAATAGTCACAGGAGCCTTTCAAGACTGGATTTTCGTTCAGCTCAACGTCGCCGCGGCCAATAGGATATGGTGTGCCTCCGAAAGGATTAAAAGTATCTGCGCCGCCAGGCACTTGCGAACCAGTTATAACCTGCGGTAAGGTTGGCCATTCGACTGTGAAAGTCGTTGGTGCCAGCTCACCGGCGCCTGGTCTGTAATTAGATAAATCAACTTTGCCGTTAATCCAGGTAGACATTGTATACTCGCCATTCGACCCGGAGGCTGCAGCGTGGTCTTTAGGGACCACTGGTCCTAAGAAACCAAACGGAACTGCACGAATGTTTTCTAAGTCACCTTCCGCTACTTCTGTCGACATGTCCACTCTGATATAAGGGTTTGTATTATTGTAGCTATTGTAAGAGCGGTTGACCTTTGCGGCAGAATCCCACTCAAAATATCTGTCTCCTATAACTCTTGCAATATATCTGCTTGATTTTGGATTTAAATTTAAGTTATCCCACCTTTCTTGAAGACGAGGGAGCCCTTCGCCTACAGGTAAATAATATACCGCTAGCGAGAAAGTCCCATACGGGTCAGGGTCGCCCTGGAACTTAATCTTAATATTTTCAATTTGGACGTATTGAGAGTTTCCTTGCTCTCCGTCTTGTAAACTAATAATTCTAAATAACTTTTGGGCCTTTAAGGGGTCATAAGTACTACTGTCTCCAGTGTGCTGGCCTATTACCCATCCAGACTTCGCTGGGGACAACTGATGTTTAGTGCTTTTAAAATCTTCAAAATTCTCGGAGAGTTTTGCCACAAAAACAAACTGGGTGGTGGTAGTCTGCTTGCCTGCTCTGGCCTGCTCTTGTCGTAATGATTGGACGTAAGAATTATCAAAAGTTTCTCCTAGCCAATAAGATTCGGCCAAAGAGCCTGATGGTGGGCTTTTAATTCTAGTGTTTGTTTGTACCGGATTCGTATTCAGCTTGTTTCTAATATACAGGTTCTTATCTTGTTCAATAAATGATACTAACTGGGTTCGTTGACCCAAAGAGTTAGAAATATTCAACCCAAAAGAATGCGGGTTTTGCACTTCGCCCATGAGTCCTGAACCTATTTTTACTGGGATGCTGGCATTGGTCGATGCGCTGACCAAGCAGGCTTCGGCTGTTACCACTTGGTTGTTACCGTCTTTGCCGTACACACCAACAGAGAATTTTTCATCTGGAGAATAAATCGTACCTGCGAGGAAAGCTTTTGCTGTGGTGGCGCTAGAGGTGGAAGGAATCACAAATATCCCGTAAGTATTGCCATTAGTTCCTAGGTCCCAGCCGGCCAGGCCGCTATCAAGGGCATTGCGGTCGCTAACACCCAAAAGTCGAACTACTGTCAGTGGTGGTTGTGAGTCCATCGGTGCGTTAAAATAAGAGTAAGCTGCATATGGTGCAGGAGAAGTTGCTTGCAATCCGTTACCTTCTCTCCATGGGTCATCACCTTCTGACCCGGGTATTGTGCGACCAAAAGTATTCTCAAAATCAACAAGGCTTCCTACCTGGACAGGTTTCATCGCAGGCCCTTTTCTAAATCGACCTATGACGACAGGGCCGATTCCGGCCGGGATTTGAGGCAACTGACTATTGTCAATTTCCTTCAAGAAAACTCCAGGGGAGACAAATTTAAATTTTTTAACAGACATATCGAGTATTCTCCTCAAAAGGTACTAAAATAGGGATATCACTTTAGTAAATAGTTTTACTATCTTTCAAAAGAATAAAAGAAAGAAAAAGAACACCCCGGCAGAAACCGGGGTGTTTTGAGGGACACAAAGGCGGGAAAGTAATAAAACTTTAAAGCTTTATGTACTTAACGACCATCTCGTCTTGGGCACCCAAACTGGTTGCTCCCTTGAGAGACAATGTTGCACCAGAAATAGAGTAGTCTACATCTTGGGTCTGCAAAAGACCATTGATGTAGACAGAAATGGCGTCCGGGGCTGAGTCTCCACCTGCAGGTGTTGCTGTCAAGTCACCGACAGCACCGGAGACAGCAACAGCACCAGAGTTAAAGACGTCTTCTACAAAGTTTGCAGCGATATAAGTCTTAAATCTGCTGATGTCTGCTCTTCTTAGTGTACCGCCATCCGAAATCATGATTTCATCAGTATCAGCCACGGCTGCACCAATATCAGTCTGACCTGAGATAACATTGTTATTAAGCATTGAGCCTTCAATTGCAGTGGATGCAATAGTTAAAGCACCACCGTCAGCTACAGTTGCATCGCCAGAAATATTGCCGTAGTAGTGATTCTGAAGACTGTCGACGCCGACCTTCTTAAGTGTACCACCGTCACTAATCATCAATTCATCTGCATCAGCGATGTCAGCATGTGCTAATTCTGTTTGACCAGAAATAACATTGTCGTTAAGCATTGAGCCCTCAACTGCATCAGCAGCAATGGTTAAAGCACCGCCGGCAGCGATAGTAGCATCACCACTGACGTTACCAAAGATTGCATCCTCCATGTTAGAGAATGTAATCTTCTTCTCTGTTCCGTCATCTGAGAAGACGAAGTGGTCACCCTGCGCAACACCTGTTCCGCCAAGAGCAGAAAGTTCGTCGATATCAAGTGATAATACACCACTGGATACGCCGATACCTGCACCGGCCATGGCAGTAGCCAGGTCAGCGACACTCTCCTTCTTGGTTGCATTGCTGTCATTGGCATCAATGATGAGGATGCTGTCAGCAGCAACATCAACAGCAGCCGCTGAAACCTCATTCAAATCAACCGCGAAGACACCGGATGTTGCAGAGAGGCCGGAGCCAGCCATAGCGGTTGCCAAGTCTGCAATACTCTCCTTTTTGGAAGCATTGCTATCATTAGCATCTACAATAGCTATCGAGTCGTTAGCCACATCAACTGCCGCGGCGGTAAGTTCATTCAAGTCGACTGACAACACTGCCGAGGCAGCTGCAAGGCCGTTACCAGCAAACAAGGTTGCTAGAGCATCGGTCGTTGTTCTCTGTTCGGTTGAACCATCAGAATCAAGCGTCAAGAATGAATCAGATGCAGCAGGAGTAACTGCGCTGAACTCGGACATGTCAACAGAAAGAACGCCTGCTGAGTGGGCTAGGCCGGCGCCTGCGACTCCGGACTGGACCTTTACTGCACCGTCCGCCGACAAGACAGAGGTGTCATTAATTCTAAAGTCCATGCCAGAGGCTAGGTTGAGGTCGTGTGACAAGTCCCATGCCGGGTTTGAGGAATCTCCATCGTAAAGGAAGGATGCCAATGGGCTCTTTCCTGCGTCGAGGCCAACAGAAATACCTGCGCCGTCTGCAGCGGCTATAGCAGAATTTGTTGAGCCAGAAGCAACAACTAGTGCCAAATCAGCAATAGAGACAACTGTTGAGTTAACCGTCGTTGTTGTTCCTCCAACTGTAAGGTCACCAGTCAAGGTAAGGCCAGTGAACTGAGGACTGTCTCCAGTGCCAACACCCAAACTTGTACGGGCAGTGTTACCACTTTCGTAAGCGAAGGCACCAGCACCTGTTGCAACGATAAACTCACCGTCAGCTGAAGCTGCACCGAGGGTTTCAAGGTCTTCAAAAATAGCATTGTTCATCTTTGAAGCAACAATTGAACCAGCAAGCATTGCGTTAGTAACACCAGAGGCCTTAATGCGAAGAGCGTCCGAATTTGTCTCGATGGAGCTGTCATCAACCCCAACAGACAAGACGCCACTTGATGCCGCGAGGCCGTCGCCGGCTGCAGCTGTCATCAAGTCCGCAATACTTTCTTTCTTAGTTGCATTGCTGTCGTTAGCATCAATAAAAAGGATACTATCAGCCCCGACCGCAACGTCGGCAGCGGAAACCTCATTTAAGTCAACTGCTAGTACAGAGTTGGTAGCAGAAAGACCAGAACCTGCGAAAAGAGTTGCTAGGTCTGCAAGTGATTCCTTCTTGGTCTCACCGGATGCACCACCATCAAGGAACATGATGTAGTCACCATTAGCAATAGCAGCTTCAGTAGTAAGAGCCAACATGTCTTTTGCAAGACTATCGACACCAAACTTCTTGAGCGTGCCACCGTCACTAATCATGAGTTCGTCGGCGGCTGCCAAACTACCTTGTGCTAACTCTGTCTGGCCAGAGATAACATTATCGTTAAGCATTGAACCTTCAACTGCATCTGCAGCGATGGTTAAGGCGCCACCGGCAGCGATTGTTGCGTCACCTGAAATGACGCCAAAAATTGTATCTTCAAAATCACTAAATGTAATTTTGGTTACGGTCGAATTAGAACTATCGGCCGCAAAAGTAAGAACGTCAGTCTGCCCAATAGAAGCAGCTGACAACGAGTTATAATCAAGCTTGAGCGCCGGTTTGGTTGAAGAATCTGCCTTTAGACCTGCACCTTTTGCTACCTGCTCTGCTGAAATTGTTAGTCGATTAGCCACGCTAGAACCTCCTCCTCCACCGCCGCCGCCTCCGCCTTCTGCGGAGCCGCCTG